GAAATTTTGCACCTGTACGACCCGGAGCGGATCCAGCAGACGCGCGGCATTACGTGGTTTCACCCGTGCATGTTTGAGCTCCGAATGCTCGGCGGCTATGTCGAGGCGGAGCTCGTCGCGGCACGGACGGGCGCGGCGAAGATGGGTTTCCTCGAACACACCGACCCGACGTCCTTCGTCGAGCCCAACCCGGACGCCAAGTACCGAATCAACGCGGAGCCCGGAGTTATCGAGCAGCTTCCGCCGGGGATGAAGTTTACCTCGTGGAACGTCGACCACCCCGGCAACGCGTTTCCGACCTTCCTTAAAGCCATGCTCCGCTTTGTGGCCGGATCGCTCGGCGTCTCCTACAACGCGCTCGCGTGCGACCTCGAGGGAGTCAATTACTCGTCTATGCGCTCCGGGACCCTGATCGAGCGCGACCAGTGGCGCATCCTGCAATCGCTTTTGAAAGAGGACCTCCTCTCCCCGCTCTTCGAGGACTGGCTCTCGATGGCCCTCCTTTCCGGCTCGCTCGTCCTCGATTCGCGCGATCCCTCGCGCTTCCTCGACGGCAAATGGGAGCCCCGCGGTTGGATGTGGGTCGACCCGCTCAAGGACGTGCAGGCGGCGATCCTGGCGATCGGCGCCGGACTCGGCAATCGCGATTCGTACATTTCGGAGCAGGGCGGCGACGTCGAGGAAGTCTTCGAGAAACTCTCCGAAGAGAAAAAACTCGCGGACGAATTCGATCTCGACATCGAGATCAACGCCAAGGCTCCAGTAGTGGGCAAAGGCCCGAAGGAAACCGTTGACGCGGGCGACGAGGAGGGCGCGGAAAACGGCACGGCGAAGTCGTCCGCGGATCCGGGCTCGACCCGACTTTACTCAATCGGAGGTGGCCGGTGAACCCTGGCATACGCGAAGTGAAACCCCTCGCGGCGAAAGATTCGCTGCCGATGCTTTTCCGGGAGTACGAAATTCTCGAAATGCGGCCGATCGCGAAGCGCGCGAAAAAGACGCCGATCCTCGAAACCCCGGAGGAGCTCGCGGAGCGCGCGGCGAAAAAAGCGAAAAAGAAAAAAGAGAACCCGGACGCCCCGGAGGATCCCGACGACGACGCGGACGTCGACGACGAGGGCGAGAACGCGCAGAAACAGGACGGGACGGATCCCGACCATGACGGCTCCGACGGCGGCGACGAGTCTATGGGCCGCGACGAGGACCGCTTCGCGATCGCGATCTCTTCCGAATTCCCCGTCGAGCGTTGGTTTGGCAAAGAGGTCCTCGACCACTCCCCGGAAGCCGTCGATCTCTCCCGCGCGCGGCGCGGGCTCTCGTTTCTGGACTCGCACGACGCCAAGGCCGTGATCGGGATCGTCGACAAGGTGAAAGTCGGCGACGACCGGAAACTCCGCGGCGAGGTGCGTTTCTCCCGCAGTCCGCAAGCGCAGCAAATCAAAACCGACATACAAGACGGCATCCGGCGCTTCATTTCCGTCGGCTATGCGGTGAGCGAGTTCGCGCTCGACAAGAGCTCGAAGGAAGAGGGCGACACGTATCGCGCTACCAAGTGGACGCCGCTCGAAGCGTCGAGCGTCGGAGTCCCCGCGGATCCGACGGTCGGAAACGATCGCAAGGAAGGGGACGCGAAATACCCAGTTTTTGTTCGAGGTGCAATCCCGGCTACCGAGCCGAATTCTACAGGAGGTCCAGTCATGCCCGAAGTAAACGAGCAGTTGACGCAATCCCGGACCGCCGCAGCGGAGATAATCCGGCTCGGCGAACACCACAAGATTGCGCCCGCAAAAATCGCGGAGTACGTCGAGAGCGGAAAGACGGTCGAGGAGTTTTCGCGCTTTATCCTCGAACAGATCCGCACCGCGCCGATCGTACAGCCCCCGGCGGAGCAGCAGGATCGCATCGACCTGACCGCCAAGGAGCAGGCGAAGTACAACTTGGCTCGCGGCATCATGGCCGCGGTTTACAACGACGAAGCGTCGAAGGCTGGACTCTCGAAGCGGCAGAACTGTTTCGAGCTCGAAGTCTCGCAGGAGATCGAGAAGGACTGGAAGGGCGAGCGGCACGGTGGTTTGTTTGTGCCGTGGAGCATCAGCGCCCCGGCCAGCCGCGCCGGTCTGTCGACCAACGTCGCCACCCAAGGTCAAGAATTGAAGTTCACCGAGCCGGGGGAGTTTATTCAATTCCTCTACAACCGCATGCGCGTGAAAGAGCTCGGCGCGCGAACGATCTCGGGACTCCGGGACAACGTGTCTTTCCCGAAACAGACCGGCAAGGTTAGCGGCTCGTGGGTGGGTGAAAACCCCGGCGTTGACGTGACCGATGCCAACCTGACTCTCGGCTCGGTCGCGAGCGCCCCGCATACCTACCAGTCTTCGACCAGCTATTCGCGCCAGTTGCTCGCGCAGGCCGTGATCGACGTCGACACCCTCGTCCGCGAGGACCTCGGGACGGATCTCGCTCTCGCGGTCGACTCGGTCGCGATCCTGGGCGGCGGCACCAACCAGCCCTCGGGCATCGGCTCGACCGCTGGCGTGCAGTCTTACGTGATGATCGCCGACACCGCGAACGGCGGCGCCCCGGCATGGGACGACATCGTCCTCATGACCAAGCAGCTAGAAACCGCCAACGCCGACCAACTCGGCGAGGGCGCCTGGCTCACTACCCCGGCGTGCAAGGCCAAGCTGAAGCGCATCGGGAAACTCGCGAACACGATCGCGTTGCCGATTTGGGCGGACGACAACACCGTGGACGGCTACCGCGCGCGCTCGACGAACCAAGTCTCGTCCACCGGGACGAAGGGCACCGGCACCAACCTGTCGACCCTGATCCGCGGCATCTTCGAGACGATGCTCATCAACATGTGGGGCTCCGGGTTCGAGCTCGTCGTCGATCCGTACCGCCTGAAAAAGCAGGGCATGATCGAATTGACCACCTTCATGCTCGTCGACGTCGTCCTCCGCTACCCGACGGCCTTCGTCGTCGCGACCGACGTCATCACCACGTAATTCCCAACCACCCCGACAGGGGAGCGGGCCGGACTTCACCCCTCCGGCTCGCTCCTCGAATAAGTGAAAGGAAAAAATGAGCGCAACAAAACGAGTGAGGTTGACGCGCAGCATCATCCTGAACCGCGAACACGCCGAGGAAGGCTCCATACACGACGTCCCTCGCGCGCTCGCGTTCGATCTCATCGGCGCGGGCTCCGCGGTGCTTCACCTCGAGGACGGCGAAGTCCCCGAACCCTCGACCGGGGTCAACCGGATGGAAGCGCCCATCAACGCGGATCCGGTGACCAAGCGGATCTCGGGACCGAGGCCTAAGAAGTAATGCCGATCCCGTCGACAGCTCCGGCCTTCGGCGATTCCGACATACCCGCTCTCATGGCGGATATGGGGATCGCGATAAGCGTCGGCGGCGTCGTCGGCGTCGGTTTGCTCGACGAGGCGGACGAGATCCTCGTGCAAGACGCGCAGCGCGGCGAAGTCGTCGTCCTGGCGAGCACGCTCACCGTCCAGACCTCGCAATTCCCCGCGGCGGCGATCGGACAGGCCGTCGTCGTCAACGGAAAGAATTTTAGCGTTCGCAATCGCTGGCGCATTGGCGACGGCGGATTGACGAAACTCTGGCTCGGAACGGCGACCTAATGACGACGACGATCCGCGAACAAATCATGACCGCGATCGTCGCGGCGCTCGGAGCGGCGGGGGCGCCGGCGGGTTTGACGGTGCACCGGGAACGGACGAAGCCGATCGAGACGGACTCGCTTCCGGCCATTTTGCTTTATGCGGAGGACGAAACACCGAAGCCGTGGGGACATTCGCAATATCGCGCTCCGCTGACCGAGCGGCAGCTAACCGTCGTCCTCGAATGCCGCGCACAGGGATCGCTCGCGACGCCAGTCGACGCGGCGCTCGACCCCGTCTATGCGTGGGCAGCGCAACGGATGTTTGCGGACGTTTCCTTCGGCGGGCTCGCGAACGAAGTCGAAGAGGGACGCACGGCGTGGCAGTCGAAGGAAGGCGACGTACCCGTCGCATCGTGCGCGATCCATTTCACCGTGAAGTACCGGACGAGCAGGCTCGATCCGACAGCCACAAATACGAACTAAGGAGGAGAAGCAATGCCGGGTCTTAAATATCCGATTCCGCATAAGCCGATGCTCGGAAAGGGCTCCGTTTTTCTCGATCGCTTCGATCCGGTAACGGGCCTGCCCACGGGCGCGCAGCATCTTGGCAACTGTTCACTTTTCGAGATCGAGGACAAGCCGGACAAGGCGAAATTGTTCTCCGGGCTCAACAGCTCGGTAACTCTGATCGCCTCGGCCCTGAAAAAGCGCGAGCCCACCATCACCATTAAGGGTACGGACTTCTCGTCCGTCCACATGGCGATCGCGGCGATCTCCGCGGCCAAGACGACGCTCGCGACGACCGCGACCGTGTTCACCGCGGAAGTCCTGATCTCCGCGGCGCAGAGTGTGAACGCGCTCGGGCGCTACTTCCGCTTGCTGAACATGAACGTCGACAACGTCGGGACTCCTCCGGCGCTGACCAACGGCTCGACGCCGCTTGTCGCGGGGACGGACTTTATCGTCGCCGACGCGCAGTTGGGGATTATCTATATCCCGCTGACGTCGACGATGGACGTGTCCGGCACGAAGACGGTCACCGCGACGTACCACACGCTCGTCGGCAGCTTCGACCAAGTCGCGGGCTCCAGCATTCCGTTTATTCAGGGCCACTTGTATTTCGACCCGGATCCCGTCGACGGACAAAAGATCGCGTGCGACATCTGGCGCGTGAACCTGTTCGCCAACGGCAAGGTCGGCCTGATCGTCGACGACTACGGAAACTGGGAGCTCGAAGGGGACATCCTCGACGACACCGCGAACCACCCGAACGCGAATTTCTACCAGTACACGTTCTTCTAAAGCGGGAGGGCTGGCGCACAACAACCGGCTTGCTTAGGAGACAGAAGGAAGGCGGGAGAGTTTGAGAAGGCTCTCCCGCTTTTATTAAAGCGGGCGGCAATTCCGTCCCGGAGGAAAAATGCAGGACGCGATCGAGCTCGACGGCAGGAAATTCCACGGCGTTACCCAGGCACTTTCCGCAGCACAAGACGATTACATTC